TGCCGTCCTTATCTGCATCGATATTCTGAGTTCTACCATCGTTGTAAAGAAGTGTTACCTTTAATCCAGTTGGGTCAAAGCTATCGCCTACCATATAAGTAAGTAATGGATATGATTCAATCTGTGGGTAAACAATCTTAACAGTTGTTACAAGAATGTCATAGCTTACAGTAACACTAGGGTCATTCTTATAAGTAACTGTAACCTTCTGGTTACCTACCTGAGTAAGGTCATAACCTGAGTAAGTGTAAAGGCTCTTGTCAAGAGTACGGTATACTGTAGTACCATCTTCAAGAACATACTTACCTTCAATTATAAGACCTGAATCATCAAAGCTTTCGCCCTGAACGAAGTTTACCTTATCAGGAACAACACCAACTCTGATGCTTTCTAACTTAGCATTCTTAACGTTAATATCGTAAGTTGCACTAACATTGTTAGGGTCAATAGTTGTATCAGCATCTGTGTACATTACTGTAACAGTCTGCTTACCAACTAAATCAGACTTAAGTTCTGTGCCTTCTGGTAATTCCTTACCATTTACATAGAGCTTATAGTTCTTTGTTGTTAAAGTCTTTGTAGTACCGTCTTCGAATGTAGCAACTGGAGTAAGACCGTTAGAGTCAAATGCAGTATCTACAAGGAAGTCAGTTCTTACTGGAAGATAATCTAACTTAAGGTCTGTTACCTTCTTACCTGTAACATTTACATTAAATGTAACAGAAGCAGAACCTACAGAAGCCTTAATTTCCTTTTCACCAACAGATGTAAATGTATTCTTACCACCTGTTGTATCTTCGAAACCAGTTAATGTAATATCATCTAAGCTGTCGATAATATCAGTAGTACCGTTTTCGTAAACAACCTTTACAGATAAACCTGTAGAGTCGAATGCTTCACCAACATAGTAGTCAGTCTTGTTTGGTAAAGAGTTTAATTCAAGACTCTTAACCTTTGAGCTACCAACTGATAACTTGTGGTCAGTTACACTAACGTAAGCATCTCTTGCTGCGAAGTAACCAACATAAAGCTTTTCAGATTTAGCAAAGAGGTCAGAAACGTCAATAACCTGCTTGCTACCATTGATAGTGATTGAAAGAGATGTACCACTCTTTCTTAAAGTATAAGTAACTTCACCGTCATAATCCTGCTGGTTAGTACCGATAGGAGTTGCATCGAACTTAGCCTTGTTACTCTTGTCATTAGAAACTCTTGTGCAAAGGTAAGCCATAGCTTCAGTCTTGTCAGGAACCATAGCACCTGCCATAACTGAATTACCGTCAGCTACACCACTAGCTACATCAGTTGCAACACCTGTTGCGTCTTTTCTGTACTTGCTGTCAAATACAATAAGACCTGAACCACCCTGTTCCTTAGGGTTAAAGTTCTTACCCATACCAAGCTTCATTTTACCTGTCATTACAAAGTCGTCATCCTTTGAAATTTCAGACGCATAGTAAGTGTAAGAATCTTCAGAGTTAGATAACTTACCAATAGCCTTACCAGCTGAAGCTGTATCTACATATACCTTGAAAGCTGTATCGCTAGTCTTGTCAACTTTGTTGTAGATACTTGCATAGTTAGCTGATGATGGGTCATCGTTACCGTTGAAACCGTTACCGCCGATAGTCATTTCACCAGCTTCAACAGCTTCGCCAACTTTGCTAACCTTTACATTGTTATATGTAATATCAGCACATCTTGATGCAAAGAAACCAACATAAATATCATCAGTCATTGAAAGTCCAGAACCGTCAATTACTGCTGATTCTGTACCAAATGTAACTGTGTAGTTAGTACCAGACTTCTTGATACTTACAGGAATATCATCGCCTGGCTGTGGTACAGATGTAAGTGTAGTAGTCTGCTTGTCAGAAAGTACACCAGCTTTTCTTGTGTATGCAAAACTCATATCACCTGGAAGAGCATCGCCCTTTACTGTTTTAAGCATTTCAATAGGACCTGCTGTAACATAATCACCAAGAGTAATAGAATCTGTAGTGTTACCGTCGTTTACAAATACCTTATCTCTTACTGTAGCACCGAAAGAAACCTGATTGTTTGCATTGTTAATACCATTTACATGTGCAGTAGCAGAAATTGTAAAATCGTCATCTGCCTTTAACTGCTGATAGTACATTACAATACCATCCTGGTCAGAACTAATCTTACCCTGACTATCAACAGCCTTTGATGGGTCATTGTAATCTGGTATACCCATTCTTACCTGAACGCTGTCACCATTTTCCTTAACATCGTAAGGCATAACACCGTTTTTGTATAATGGACTTTCAGTATTACCGTAGTTATCAATTCTTTCCTGTGAACCTACACTACCGAAAACTGTAGCTTTCCATGGAGAAGTTGTTGGCCAAGTTTCGCCATCAACGATACCATATTTATTAGATGGTGTTTCCGCGTCATCGCCGCTTGCAGCACCACCAGTAGCAACAGTATCAGCTGGTGCAGTTTCTTGAGTTTCAACAACTGGTGTTTCTGTTGTTGCTTCTGCGTCTTGAGCATAAACTACATTAAATGATGTAACAAGCATCGTTGTAGCTAATGCCATAGCTAATAATCGCTTTTTCAAAAAAATTCCTCCTTTATATAAAGTTGACACCTTGGACTCGAGTGTCCCTACGAATACAAGACAAAAAAACAGCCCTCCTCACTTAAACAAACCGTTGCACCTCAGTCTATCCAGTCAAAAGCACCTTTTTCGAACATACATACTCGTAGTCAATATCATTATATCGAAATTTCACCTAAAAAGCAATATTCAAACCCACTAAAAAGCACCAGTTTTTACAATCCAAATGTCTATTTACGCAAACTTTTTGATACATATTTACCATAATAACTTTTTATCACTAAATATAGGTGTGACCCCACTGTTTAAGCCTAAATGTTCTATATTTTACAATAAATTGATAATTTTTCTTCTTAATAATAAGTTTGTTATTGTTCAGCTTTTGTACAAAATGCACAAATTTCCTTTTTATCAAAAACTAACAACATTAGTTAGAATTTTAACTAAATTATAATTTTTCTTAAACATAAAAAAAGCCGACATACTCTATAGTATATCGACTTTCTATTTGGTTTACATTCCGTCAATTTTATTAAATTCTTCTACAATTTTGAAATCTTCAAATGTAAATTCCATATCTTCCTCTAAATATTCTCCCTCAGCATCAAACTTTGCAAGCACTCCTCCGTCAATGTTACAGTCAATAAGTATTACTGACTGTCTGCCTACATCACTTGACGGGTCCTCGTTTACCACCTGAATATCAAAATATATATCCTGACCTGTGTTTTTGTATTCCTTTAACAGTCTACGAAAAATACTTGTGTTGTAGTGAAACTTTGCACTTCCCTTTCCTATCCAGCCTGTAGACCTATTTCCTCTGCCTGTTTTGCCCAATATAGGTACTTGAATTTTTGTTTTCTCCACTTTAGCTGTTAAGTTTATTGCCTGCATAAAGTTATATCTATTGTTTTCTATTGTAACATAACATTCTGCCATTTTGGCACTTAATGTGTCCCTTACATTCATAATTACACTCATACCTTAGCCTCCTTTATTCCAATGTAACTTTCATATAAAGCTGTTCCATTGAGTTTACTGGGCATATCTTTTCATAAATAACAACGCTGTTTTTGCTTTCGCCCATTTCTACAGAAATAGCCTCCTCGTCAAATTCATCTAATGCCCTTATATTTACAAGTTTTTCGTGGTACTTTACTAAGTCAGACCAAAGGGAATTTCTGCCGGAAGTATCATTAGGCACTTTGCCCATATAGTATTCTTCAAAAAGTACAGCTACATCACTAGCTATTTGGTCACATATTCTTACTGTCTGATTATTCTGAAACATTTTGCCCTTTTCTGTAGTCACACTTACAAAAGAGTTAATGTCCTTTAAAACCCTAATTTTGTCCCCCACTCTGTGAAATACAAATTCTCCCGACTTAATCTTGTTTTCAAGCTGGCTTTGAGTATAAAGGCTGTCTATTTCAATTTCTCCGTCATATACCTTGTTAGTAAGACTTTCATTTATTTCACAACCTGCAACTGCACCAGCTACCCAATAAGCCAGAAAATAATCTTCGTCAGACACTGCGTAAGGGTCAATATTTATTACACCCTCATAATCAGCAAAGTAGTTATGTATTACTGCCTGAAACTTCTTGCCTACAGTATCTCTCATTCTCTTTGTGTACTCTGCCACAAGTTGACTAATGCTTTCATTATCCGAAATTACAGTAAGAGCATTAAAACTGTAATTTTCAATACTTTCCAAAAACTTTTCTACTGTCTGCCCAGTTGTAGAACCGTTATTGCCACCTGTCATTGGCGTACTTGCTGTATTTGTAAGTGTTGCATTTCTTTTCCATACAACAAAGTTATTATCTTTTAATTCTGCCATAGTCTTTACCCTCTGAGTATCTACAACAGTTGTTCCTACATATGTATATACATTTTTGTAACTGCTATCATCAGGGTCTGAATAAACAGCAATTTTAATGTCATTACCTCTTGTACCTGTATATTTGGCCTCCCCAAAAGTACAGCTTGCCTTTTTTGCATTATTTCCATTTATTCTTCCAACATATATTTTTTTAGCATTTTTGAACACATCTCTAATGCCAATCATTTTTCCATCTAAAGCATCATAGCCAAACAACGCCATACTGTTTTTATAAAAATCCTCAGCCGTTACTTCAAAAATATTATTAGAACCCCAGTTAAAACTATCCCCTAAGGCTACTACACCTCTTTCTCCAAAAACTGTTGCCCCTGTAGCTGTTGTTACAAAGTTAATATAAGCCCCAGGAATTGTCTTATTCTGTGTTACAAATGTTCCCCCACCTAGTGCCATAGACTACACCTCACTTTCCAAAAAGTCATTTATTGCCTTATCTACTTCTTCAAGGGTGTATTCCTCGTTTTCATCAAGCACAACACCCAAAATATCAATGTATTTGCAATACTTCTTTGACTTTTTAATTTCTTCTACTGCAAATTTTTCTTCCATATAAATACCTCCTATAAACTACCGTTTTTCTCCATATAGGCACAAAGCTGTGTATAGTTCATATCCTCTACATTGGGAATATTTTCGTAACTGTCAGCTGGTACAGTTCCCTTAAACTCCTGCTTATTAAAAAGATACTCTGTATCCTTATTGCCCTTTAAATTGTCAAGCTGTTCCTTAATGCCAGTTAATTTGCCATTTTCATCAAATTTAATTTCTTCCATATTTAGTAGGGCCTTAACAGCCTTATTTGTTTTAACACTATAGGAATTAAGCACATTTTCAATTTCATAATTTAATTTAATGTCTGCAATTTCCCTGTCCTTTTCTTCAATACTTTTATTAAACATTTCCAAAATTTTATTGCAGTTTTCTTCATCAATACCCATTTCTAAAAGTCTGTTTTTCAAATTACTTCCTCCTCTATTGTAAAATCGTATTTATTCATAATTGGCTTTTCTTCATCATATATGAAGAAACAGTTATAACTTACTGTAAAGCAAATATTGTCATCATTTTTCTCCATTGTCATATTAGTACCCATAATAGGTCCATCTTCCATTTCAAGTGTAGAAAACAGTTGAAACAATGCCATAACAACATCGTTGCTATCCATTCTTCCACCATTTCCATAGTACCTTACTTCAAATGTATTTTCAGATTTATACCTTTTTCCCAGATAGAGGCTATTCTTTATTTCTGTACACTCCAACTGAAAACAAGGTTCTTTAAACCCCTGTGGTACTTCATCAGCAAAAATCTTGCAGTCAGGAAATTTCTTTCCCAACTGCTTACCCATTGTCTTTATAATTTCATTAACCACTATGCCCACTCCTTAACATATTCAGCTACAACCTCACAATGAGTTTGAAACTCTGCTGTAGCTCCAGTATTTTTAAGTTCCGTTGTTTTATTTTCACTTTTCACTACTATGTAACTACCCTCTTTTATGGTTATATCCTTAGGAAAAAATATTTTCACAGTTGTTCCCTGTAAGGAAACACCGTCTGAATTTTTCTCCTGTCCTGACTTTAACTTGCCATTAAAAAGTCCTGTAGCATAGGATATTCTACAAGGCACATTACTATGTACTATCTGTCTTTCGTGCCTTGTAATACTATCCTCTGTAATTTCACTATATTCGTAAATATCACATTTCAAATTCATAAGACCCTCAACAACCTTTTTAGCCTTTACCAACGCATTTTTCGGTAGCATACTAATTCACTTTCCTTTTTAGTAAGTGTATTTATAAGGTTGTCAAAAAGCTGAGTTTGATTAATTCCCTCATTAAATGAAATACTTACATCGCCCTCCTGAATATTTGAAACAGCACTTTCCACATCAAAACCATCTAACTCTCCCATAGAAGCCTTAGTCTGGAGGAAACTGCCACAGCATATGTCTGTGGCAACATATTTTAACCCCTCCGGTACAGACTCTAAATTACAGTAATTCATAATGTACTGTTCAGTTTCAATCATAGCCTGTTCCAATGTAAATTCATCATCTTCCTGAAGTTCATATCCTAGTGATAAAAGTCTTAAAACAACATCATCGTAATTTAACATTTACGCTCTACCCTTTGAAATAATTCTGGCAATAGGAATAGCCTTGTGGTTAATATATTTTGGTTCTTCTGAACCGTCATTGACAAGCTCCCAGTTCTGACCGTCTGCAAGCTCCTTATTAGTTGGTGACAATGTTTTCTGATTTTTCTTTGTATAACTGATGCCAAAAGGTGCAAAGCACTTTCTCTGTCTGACATATAAAGTATCCTGACCACCTTTTACCATTGGGTTTCTGTCCATTTCATAAGGTACTTTAGCACCAATATCCTCGTAGTCAAAAGCACCTTCACCTAAAATATATGTAGTGTAGACACTTTTGCCGTCTTTACCCTCACTAACCGGCATAGAATCATCTATTAAAACAGCTCTGCCATTCCATGTAGCAAGAGTTAAATCCCTCTGAATACCATTTCTGTCAGTCTGCTTTAAGTAAGCAAGAAGATTGAGATTTTCAAGGTTTGTTGCTACTTCTGAGTGCATAATAGCAATAGTAAAGGAGTTCTTATTATCCCCACCTGCTTTCTGAATAGCCTTGTTCAATGTAGCTGGCTCTACCATTCCGTCATTTTCTGATGTAATATCGTAAGTATGCTCATTTACAAACTTGAGATTTTCTTCTCCTGTCATATTGTAAATACCTGTTAAAATAGCAAGTAATGTGTCTTGGTCCACATCGTCAAAATATTCTGACACCTGCTGTGCTACTGAATCCATAAAGCCTCCACCGGCAGTAATATCCTCTGCAAAGTCGCTTTCTACCCACGCCTTTGCTCTACCTACAACAACTACACCTCTTTCATATGAAGTTGTTGTATCAGCCATAATATCTGTTTCGCCATCATAGTTGAGAGGTTCTCCGTCAAGTAAACCGTACATAGGTAATATTGCATAGGCTGTACCTGTCTGATTGCTAAAAGCATTTCTGATTTCGCTGTTTCCTCTTAAAGCCCTACTTCTGATAAGTTCGTTTTTATTTAATTTCGGAATCCTTTCAATGTATGCACCAAAAGCCTCCGGATTGAATGTTTTACTATTAAATTTTGCCATAAATTTTTTCCTCCTTAATTATCAAACAAATTCTGTATTTTGATTTCCTATTATTAATTTTGATTTTGATGAGCTGTCCATAACACTTATTTTTACTGGCATATTGCCCATATAGTTGTTAGATAGACAGTAATTTCCACTTATAATGCCTGCTGAAGGCACACTATTACAATTTATAATTGTTGCT